TATATGGCTCAATTACCCTTATTTTATCACCATTCAAACCCAAAGCAATCCCACCACCGTTAGGAGCACCATAAGTGTCTATTCGAATATGATCTAACAATATATCATCGCCATACAGTGAAATAATATTTCCAATATAAGCATTAGATGTATTGTTCGGTGCACTATAAATCCCACCACGAAATGTTACACCAGTAATCTTAGTCTTGTTACCTTGAAACTGACAAATAAGACCCGCTGCACCACCACTCAACGCAAAATTCTTAATAAACTTTGCACCTGGATCAGCATCCCATTTTAATCCAGAAACTAAGTTAATCTGCGAATTACAGAGATATTGACCGGGTGGAAAATACAACGTTTGATTTGCCGCTACAGAGGCCGTGATCGCAGCAGTAATACCAGCCGAACAATCAGTAGTTCCATTATTTGATATGCCATTTTGATCTAATGCATTCATACGGTCGCCAAAGTGGGCGATTAACGATCGTTGAGTATTACCGGTTTGATTTAAAGCAGACGACAACATCTGCGATAAATCAATATTATCCGTAGCAGGTTGAAGCTGTTGCGGAAAACCACCAGCCATGACCACTGGAGGACGAATAGTCATAGCAACACCGGGGCTAATATACGGAGTTCCATATCAGTCGTACTAAGGGCTATTCCTATCCTCATGCTCACTTGCCCAACAATCGTAGGAGGATTAGAAACTAAACCTCCAGCAACCAATGGATTTAAAAAATAACTCGCACCGGTTATCAGTCCACCACTAGAGCCAGTTACATTTCCCCATTGCGTCGTAGATAATGAAACAATCCCGTCAAGTACAATATTACCAAGCGCACCTGCCGTAATAGATGCGTCTAAAACTAATCCAATTATCACTGAAGTTAGAATAGCGCTCCCGACCCCCATTTTTACAGTATTCACACCAGACACATAAACCGCAGTACCGGCTGTAATCGTATTAACTTCACCATTAATCATTGGTCGTATATTAGACGAAAGAACCTGTACGGTACCGGCTTTAGAATCTACATAAGCACGATTAGCAACATCATTGCCATAGCCAGGACCAGTACGAGGTAAAGGAACATTTTGTATCGAAAACCCGCCACCATCTTTTAAACTTGCAGACATATTTGGATTAAGCATCAAGGCATTAAAACTTGCATTATAAATAAAACCAACACCATCGCGATTACGAGTAACCAATGTTCCATCAGACCATGGGCCGGGAGGTGTGTAATCCGTATAAGACGATCTAGTATCAAGCATTACAAATTAGATCCAATTTGAACCCAAATGCCGGGTTCTATGTACACATATAAAAAACCTTGCCGATTAACCCACTGCCACCCAAACTGGGGATTAGCCGGAGGAGAATCCCCATAATAAGCCCCAGCACTACTCATTTTTCCGCCCACGCTGTAAAGCTTGCTTGATACATCCCAGTATCTATGAAACTAGGGCGAGGTGCACGCCGTGCATATGGATGAGCAAAAAGATGCGAAACACCTCTTTGCGCTGCTACAGTGGGAACATTAGAAAGTTTACCATCATATTCTTTATTCGTTAAACTATCTCTAAACATCTTCTCAATATCACCTGCTTTCTTATTAACACTGTCAACAAGTCCTGGCTTTTGGCCATTAAACATTGCTTCAATGCCGTCTGCATAACTATCTATCACTATATCAGTTATTTGGTCTTCATACATCTCCTGAAATTTATCCAAAATATGATATCGTTTCTCCAAATCATTTGCCACGCTAACCGTTGTCTCACCTTGACCATAAGCCTGTTGCATTGGTGACATGGGTTTTGGTTTCTTGCCACGCAGTGCTTTAACCGGTGATCTTTTAGAGTACCGCGCAGAATATGGCACATCCACAAAACCAAAACGCAAATTCATATCGTAAGTCCCCAGATTGCGCCCCACTGACCGGCAAACATCAAATAAGCTCTCCCCCACGGAGATTTCGCTAATTGCAAGTCCATCAACGTCATACCTTGAATCTGTTCAGGAATATAAGAACTCTGTGACGTTCCTTGATCAGCCGCCGCGTTTACAAGCCCGAACATAAATGAGTTAATATTCAAGTTATTACGCAAATCAGTCCAAAATGTTTGCGGGGGTTGAACTGTAGGATCATCCTGTGCAAATTCAAGCAAGAAAGCGCATCCAAGATTATAAACCGCAAACGCATAAATCGAAGGCGATGTAGGCTGACTAGGGACAGTTTGCAGGCCCCAATATGCCAAGTTAATCGATTGGTCGTAAGCAACTTGAAGCCACGAATTGTCCGGAATAGACGGAAACGGAACATTCATAATATTCGCTACAAACCATTGAAATCCTTCGTACGTAGGATCACCAGGAGGCAACCCCATTTCAGGAACAGTACGTGGTTGTGTAGCCTGTACAGCTACACTCATCTACGTTTTCCACGTCGCCCAGGATCAGCGGAGATAGTGTTAATGTCCTGATCCCTTGTAACCCGCACACCTTCCGAGAGATGGGTCAAATCGTCTGAATATCCGCTCTTAGGCTCTTCTTCAATGAAACTCATCTCCAACTGACGGAGCGGACCAATTTGACCTTCAATTTGCTGATTAACCGCAAGTGCGGCTTCCTGCCGCATTTTCTGACCAAAATGCTGCATCAGATCATCTTTCTTTTTCATAACGCGATGCAGCTTATCCATCGAAATAGGTTTACCAATAGAGTAGCATAAACCATCAAATGGACCCTGCATTTGATCAACTTCTTCGATTGATATAATCCCGTAGGTGCGATGCTGCGCTATGATTGCATCAATTTCTGGCGTACTCAGGTCCCTGTGTACGCCATTTGGTGATATCTGAACTTGACCACCCATTGGGATTGTTTGCACAATAACCCCGGGTCGTTCCGGAGAGCGATAGGTAAATTGGTGAACTTGTTTTGTAGCATTCCCAATGTACAGTTCAGGCATGATGCCCTCTTACTGATATTGCATTGTAACGATGGTTACTGCTTCTGGACGAACCGCCCAGCCGGAAGTGCATCGTTGTTCTGCAAGCACATCGATAGCACCCCCGGCCAGCGGCACCGGAATCTCTTTTGGTGCAGCCATATCGCAAAGCTGAAGCGTGCAAGCTTCCAAGCTTGGAGTCAGCTTTGCGAACTCATTGGTATTGATACGAGCACCCTTTGGCTGCTCCACTTCCGGCATAACAATGAGAACCGCATCATTGCCACCGGCACCCTTGCCAATGAGAGTGTCATCATAAGCCCAAACAATCTCATCATCATTCACTGCCAAAACATCTTTGACCACACCGGCTGTTGATTGTGATCCGGCACCAGGACGCTGATAACTGATAAGCTGTACAATGTTCTGGTATTCCATCGCGCCAAGGGTTCGTTGCGGTCCCACGATAACGAACTTATGACCAATACCAAGTTGATTAGTACGGGTCTTAATGGCACTAATTTGTGAGATGATGAAGAATGCCATTTGACCATTGTCATAGGTCACCACCGTAGTATTACCGGCACTATCTGCCGGAAGAGTTATTGCAGTCGCACCGCTCGCACTGATTAGACCCTCTCCATTGGCTGGATTAAAGCCATAGAGAAGGGCATTGCGCATCAACTGGAAAGTGGCCTGACGCATCCCCAACCGGTGGGCATCAACAATTGACAATCCCCAGCGGGCCATGGCGGCAGTGTCGTGGTGATCATACTCAGCGCGAACACGCAAGAGGTACGTAGGAGCACTGATTTGCGAGAGCGCAAAGTTAACACCGGGGAGTTGATTATAAGCGGCTTGGCCAGCAGCCATCCTTGTTCGTAAATCCACTCGCTTGATGTAAGCATACAAATCACCATCCGCTAGCCGAATAAGCGGGCCACCATCTGCCAAAAGCTCAAAGGCACCAGATGCCTGCGAATACGGCATCAAGGTATCTGGCATAAAGTACGAGGGATGAACCTGTACGAATGCCGGGGAAATATTTGCCATGTGCGTTTCTCCTTACAGCAAACAAAGCGCAGCCGCGCCATTGTAAGACCAAGTAGTAAACCCAGTAGCCGCGCTATAACTCGGCACCATGCAGTTTGCGCTCTTAACTTGTAGAAGCCTTACCGGGAGCAAAAGGTTAGTGCCAACCGTTGCAGTGATACGCAGATTGGTCGCATCCCAATAAACTGCTACTGAGATAGGTGCCGTACCTGTCTCAACAGCCGCAGCAAGGGCTGGGTCTGCTGCCAGTGCAACACGAGCAAGTGAACCAAGACGATAAAAATTCACTTGCCCACCGCTTCCAACAGTAGGAACCGGACCTTGAGGCGTATTTACCGCCGCATAATTCTGATCAAAGACGCTAAACCCAGTGATTGAGCCAGTGGCAGTTCCAGGTGCTACTGTTCCACGAGCAACAATACTGCCCAAAGAAATATCCGCTCTTGTGACCGGAGGTCTTTCCTGTGGGATATTTTCAGAAATGGCAAGTCCCCCAAACATTGGCAACGTTTCAGTCGTTGCCAATATGCCACCAGCCAAATGAAAACGAGCTGCCGAGTCGGGCATCGCAGTTCCAACAACGAATCCATCGGATTCAATGTTGAACATTCCAGCCGCAGAAGTCTGGATATACGGATTAAACGCGATATTCGCTACCATCTAAGTTGCTCCTTCTTACTGCGAAGCCATGGTACGGAAGGCAGCAACTCTGCGTCCCGGACGGCCCATCTGTTTGACGAACGATTCCTTGCCGTAGAACTCAATGGTCCGAACACCGGTCTGTGGATTGATCTTAGTTACTTCCCGCAACTCGCCAGCCTGCAAATCTACCGGGTTGGCAGCCGCTGCAATTGCGTCATCGTAGACTTGACTTTCAATAGGTGTAAAAGTCTCATCATCAAGCCTTGAAAACTTGACATCCTTCCACCGTGAAGAATGCGACTTCAACTTGGTTGCCAACCTCTTCCGATAATCAAACAGGGTTTCGCCTTCCATCGGACGCGGGGCACGACTTCCAAAGTTTACGAATACCGCATCTGCCCTCGCTTGAGCATCTGCAAAAGCAGCATGCTCATCGTCAGATTTTGGCTTCACCAGTGATTCCAACCTGGCAATAACAGCCGCTTGGTCAGCAAGCTGTCGCTTTAGAGCACCGAGAGAGTCGGCTTTCTTAGCTGAATCTTCCTTCTTCTTTTCTTCTTCCTCGGCATCATCATCTTTTTCTTCTTCTTCAGCGTCTGACTTCTTATCATCCTTTTTAGCATCAGCCTTCTTCACTGAATCTTTGCGCTTATCACCCTTCTTTTCAGGGTCATGCTTGATTTCAAGTTCGCCATCATCGTCTTTCATCTTGGCTTCAGGCTCCCCTGCATCGCTCTTTGATGCTCCTTTAGCATCTGCGAGGATTTTAGTTTTGACGGCTGCAATCCCATCATCTTTTTTGTCATCGTCATCGTCGCACTTTTCTTTAGACTTTTCTTCCTCATCGTCTCGCCTCTTAGAATCGCGCTTCTTCGAATCATTGTCATCTCCCTTAGTGATAGGATTCTTACTTCCCTCACCAGCCTCTAAAGCATCCATGCGCTTAGACATTGCATCCATCTTGGAAATAGCGTCGGCCAGAAGGGCATCGGCGCTAGCGGGAGTTGCTGCCATGGTTCTCTCCTGTATCTGACAGCGTTTCACATTGCGCGACACCGCGCCTTCAACGAACCATTAAGTCCCTACGAGTAAGAAACTTATCTATTCGCTCAGTAAGTTTAGAATATGCATCAGCGAAGCCAACCAAGCCGGGAGGAATGCCTTGCATGTTTGGTGCTGGGTCGAACCCCGCACCAGTGGGAGGCTGTAATGGTGCGGGTAAGTCATTCCCATCCGGCTTGGCTGTCACGGTTTTTTCTTGTGGCTCACCAGTTGCTTCCGAATCAATTCGTATACCACTGGGATCATCGCCTTTGTCCCATACGCCTTTTTCACAGATAGCAAGGTGATCAATAAAACTAGGTTTGCCTTCAACCAAAAGTTCACTGCCATCTTCCATGGCAATCGTATAATTTACCTTAGGATCACGAAAAACTACACTTGGAGAAGTAGAAAGTTGATTGTTAATAATCAAATTAATAGCATCTTTATCATAAATTCGCGCTATTCCCCAGACATCTTCTCCTTTGATGTAGGGGAGGGCCATTGTTCCCACAATACGTTGAGCAAATTCGTCGGAGTTGAGTATTTGAGTTGAAGGGTGTTCCATAATAACGGGAATACCGTTACATCGTTGTAGAAATTCAGGTGTGAGGTATACGGTATCACGTCGGTAGACCCACTCATTGAGCTTAGGACGGTAGGAAAATCCTGTTCCGCTGATCCGCATATCAACAAGACAAACGTTTTCGATATATTGGGGGGAAACAAGTTCACCATCACGAATGGCCTCCGCTAACTCCAACTCCGTCATTCCCTTCAATTTACGGAGCGCAATAAGACAACCGGGGTGGATTTGCAGGCTGGTGGCGTAATCGGGGTTAATCCATAAGAAAGCATCATGCTCATGGTTAAACTTCGGGATAAATTGATCGTCGCACTTGTAATGATAAGTTGTGAAATCAACATCGTCTCTAACACGTCTACACAGCAATCGGCCAGCATGACCTGATCTGTAACCTGTTTCTTCAAAGCATTCTCTAATTGCACACTGCTCAATGGTCTCATGCTCTTTTTTAACTCCACCAGGAAAAGCCCAACCTTCTCCGTCAGTTCGACGCATCAATAAAATTTTGCCGTTAGGATCCTCAAATACAATGCCTCCAGCTACAATCATTATGCACCGGCAGGGTTCTTGACTTCCTTTGGATGCGGAATGCTTGGTTGCATCTGATCTTTAGTGCGAGGTTTTACGTCTACCGGTTTTCTTTGCTGTTTTCGTGCTTCAAACGCATCTAGACGTTTCGAAAGTGCATCGCACATATTCACAATCTTTTCGACCGGGGTGGCTTCGCCCTTGGTAAATCCAATGTGCTGGTTATCATCTGGAAAAACAGTCGTCATATATCCACCAGGATATGGCTGGGTAAAAATTCTTCCATCGTCTACTCCTGAAATCTTTCCAGCATTCTTGCTCGCGTAAAAAACTTCTTCGCCTTTCTTTTGGCCGTACTGTTGCTGCATTGCTTCTTTGATCTTTTCGCCTTTACCAGTCAAAGGCATCAGCGATGCTTTCTCTTGCGCTTGGTGAATCTGCCTTGGCGGTTACGTAAATACCGGACAGTCATTTCTTCCCAAGTTTCTTCCGGCTGAACATCATGCTTGTGAAGCGTCTTAGCTAACGCCACCAAATCTTGTTCAGACACACTATATTGTTTACGCAAATAACTTAAAGAACGAGCAAGATCAGGAGGCAGTCGCGTTTTTGCCATTTAGTATTCGTCTTGCTGCCAGTATCTCGGATTCTTTTGGTTCCCAGCCTTCGCCTCCTGCCGCTTTGCGCGCTTTAATTGCCGCATGAGCCACCAGCAAAGACTCAGCAAAATCATCGTCCTTATCGTATTTATCGGTTTTGGCACCTTTACCAAGAATGCGCTTAACAACGATATCACCTTAATATTCACGGTCCCAACAAAACCAAGCAAACTGCATTGCAGTTGTATTCTTGGGACCGTCCCAATTCATACGATGCATCATCGGCAGTCTATCTTTAAAAACATAAACACGACGCAAATGCCCATCATCAAGAACATCTGAACGTTTGACACCTTCCAGATACAATAACCGGGCAAACATCACCACGCGGGGAACCAAATCTAAAGCATGCCTGACAAATTTATCGACTAACGTGCTGCATCCTGACGGAACATCCCATTCCTTCAAGAAATCAACACCGTACCGCGAATCTGGACAGTTGAGGTTCTGTAGATCAGACGCCACAACGGTGTGACTGGCTTCCCGTAAGACCCGGACAATAGCACCAGGACCACAAGCAGGCTCCCAGATTGCACCGTGGAAGCTCTCTTCACGCAACAAAGCATGTACCGCGCATTCCGGGGTTTCATAAACATCGTGTCCACGGTCTGCATAACTATGCTGACCTGTACCGGTAACATTACCGTGCTCGCTCACTTACGATGCTCCAGCAATTTAATTACATCTGGCTCACTATCAGCACGTGACATTTTTACTTTTGGTTCGACTGGATTTTTAAGTGCAGGACGCCCACCTTGCGGACCAGAAGCACCTTTCTCACTCTTACCACCAACCCCACCACCGCTACCGGGCTTACCGGGTTGAGCACCCATTTGCGGTGGGTTCAACGCCATTTCTTGTTGTTCTTCTTCGACCTCCACTTCTTCCTCATATTTCTTAAGCAGCGTTTCATAGTCAAGGTTCAGCGGGGAAGTGTACAACAGTTTATTGTTCGTAATCGAATCACATAACCATTGAGTCAGACGAACCCTATTCTCGGAATCAAGTGATACATCAAGAATCTGGTATATACTGAGTGCTGCACGCATCTTGGTATCGTCAACTTTGACCTGATCACTGTCGGGTTCGCGTAGGAAAGATGGCCAAGTTGCTTGAAACGAATTCGTCCATTCATAAAATGCTTCTTTGTACGTAGTGCCTTCACCATATTTCTCAGGAAATTTCTTCTGCAATGACTTGAAGAAGGCCGGGGTCCAGGCCCGGTGCATTACGATACGGTCTAAGAACCGGTAGACCGGGTCCATGGTTTCCCGGAGTCGGTCCATGTATCGCGCTACCGATTTCGCATCCTCCGAACCTTCCCCAAACCCCTCAGCGAATGATTCCTGGGTGAGAAGTTTTACGGGCATGTCAACAGCGTTAGCGATATTCTCCAAGATATTGCGACGGGCCAATACGTGCGGCCCCTCCAAGTTCTGCATATTAAGAGATTCGATTTCTTCTTCAGGCGTGATATTAAGAACATTCCCCGTTTCCGCTTCTTTCACTAAAGCTCGTTTCCATCCAGCGGCCCAGGACATGATGTTATCGACGAAGTTACCCGGTTGCTTGATCTTTGCCACCAGTACTCCGACCTTAGTTTCAACCAAG